GCCTCGGCGCAGCATGATCGCGTTTTGGCCAGAACTGAACAGCGTGATGAATTTGCCGTCCGACTGAATATCAAATTCAGTCAGCGTTACGCCGATAGACCAGTCCTTGTCCCAATCCAGCAGGTTGGCGTTGCCTGCTCCTTTGGTGGTGAACTCGACGTAGTCGTTGGAGCCGTCGAAACGAATGAACGAATTTGAGTATTGGCCGACGACTTCTAGGGCAGTCGTTAGGCGCTGCAGGACCAGTTCTTTGAAGGCGTTGAATTCAGCGTCTGGAACTAGGAAGTCGTTGCCGTCACGTACCCAGCTGCCTCGGTTGGAGCGGTCGAAGTTGAAACGGCTTAGGCCGCCGACGCTTTCGGCGCTGATGTGGTCATCGCTGTACTGCAGCAATGCCACGTTTGTTGGGTTTACCAGCACGTTTTCCACCACTGTGGAAAGTCCTGCGGATTCCAGTGAGGCGTAGGTCGCGTCGATGTCCAGGACTGGGATGTAGTCCTGCGGGATGGGCCAAGACTCAATATCCTCGACTTGAATCAACGAAAATGAGCTGATCCCGAAGCAGCCGACCTCTAGCGTTTTGGAGCCCGATCCAGGGCCGCCTTGCTTGATCGAGCGGATGACGAAGACGACGGATCTGCCATTGACCCGTTGGCCCGGCGATACCTCATGAAACGAGTCCTTGAAGGCCATCGGGCACGGGCTAATACGTTAATCCCAGTATAGGTCTGTCCTATTTCTTGGTCAGCGCTGCTGACTGTTGGTATGGCCCGTCTGTCATCAGCCCTTCGGCTTAAACCTCATAAGAGTGTGCAGCACCAGCTCAATGATTGAGTTGTCGCGTAGCTTGCTCATTCCGATGATCTCGGATGCAGCAGTGACGACGATCCAGAAAATTGGGCTTGAAAGTAGGTCAGTCATTAGAAAAATCCTTATGCGTTATTTGCATATTAGGTAGTGTGATTTAGCTCAATGGCTCGTAAGTCACGCTGATTCGCTTCATCCCACCGCCTGGGACGTAGACCACGCTGATTTCGTCGACGCGATGACCATCCCATTCGGGAGGTTCGGGAACAGGATCAGGCTTTGGCGTAGGTGCAGGCTCTGGTGTTGGCTCTGGTGTTGGTGCGGGCGCAGGTGGCTCTGGCTCCGGCTGCGGTGCAGGCTCTACATCAGGGCCAACGTTGGTGATCACAATCCCGGTCTTGGGTCGATCGACGCAGTTGTCGAATCCATTGACCACACACAGAACTGCGACTTGGTCAACGTCTTCAGCAAAGGTGACATCAACAATTGGCGCATTGCAGTTCAGCGAATCATTGACGATGCGGGTATCGCTTGGATCAGCGTTCGGGTCAGTGATGGTCACGTTTTGGACCGGTTCACCTTCTGCATTCACTACATACCAGCCGTAGTTGTGAAAGGCGCAAGTGGAGTTCGGATGGCTGATTGAGTAGCGACCAGAGACACCCACTTCGAGCTTGCTGGGACCACTGGGCCAAACCGCGCCGATCCGGGTCTCCTCCATCGGCTCTGGCTCTTGTGGCTTAATTCCCAAATCGGGATATTCAGCCTGCTGGCCAACGTCGCACTTCATGTTCACCCACTCGCCGTTGACCCGGCAGCACATCGTCATGCCTGGATCACCCAGGGACACGCTGACCTGGGTCTCTTGCGCAGTGGCGGCAGTGAAATGGGCATACCTGGTGGCTTCCCCGTTCATGTCCTTCAAAAGCCACTGATATGTGGCGTCATCACCCTGGTCGTGCTCGACGCGGAAGGTGACTTCATAAGCAGCAGGGAATGCGGCTGGTCCAACAATGACGGAAGGGGCCACAATCAAAAATCAATACCTACAGGCAGGCTACGCCCCTGCACAAAGCAGGGGCTCTGAAAAATTGGTTAGGCGGCTTTAGGAGTTGGCATTGGACACTCCTGTGGGGGAGTGGGCATTGGGCACTGCTCAGTTTCCACTGGTGCGGTTGCGCGTTTGGGCCTGCCGCGCTTCTTGACTGGCGGTTCCAGCTTGTCGGGGGCTGTTGCCGCTGCCGCTCGTTCGCGATCCCGCTTCATTTTCAGTCCCACCACCCACGCTTCCTCCCACGGTCCCGGAATCCAACAACTCATTACGCTTTTTCCTCTTTAGTAGTTTGGTTTCCGCTAATTCGCGGTTCAAATCCACTGTATCTGGCAAAATTTCGCCTGACTTCAAGATTTCCAGGAATGTTTTGTCTGTGATCGCTCCACGCTCATTTAGATCGCCGATTACTGCTACGTCTTGGCCGAGCAGACGGTAGAAGTCGAAATCACGATCCAGGTGAATTGTTGGAGGCTCTTTTTGTAAATAGAGGGCGGCGAAGTTGTATGCCTGCTGGAGCGCGGCTTCCAGTTCCATCGAAATGATGGATAAGACGGAATTGGCTTGCGCTTGGTCGATTCGCTTCGCATCCGCTGACTCTGCAACGAATTTTTGGCCGAGAAGCTTGGTGACACCCAAACTTGCCATCTGACTCTCTAATTGGTTGATCTCTTCCTGCTGAGCCGTAAAACTGCTCGAATCAGTGCCAACGTAATAGACCTTGTTGCCCGGTACTGTCGATAAACCGTAGTTGACGCCAACCGAAGTGCCCTCAGGCTGATCGTCCCAGCCTTCGAGGACGAGAATAGGCATTGCGGCGATATGTAGAGCATTTATTAAATCTGCTTGACGCTGATAGTGGGTGATATTCAGCGATGCAATGTCTAAAAGCGGGGGTTTGCTCGTCAACATCCCCGTTCGGTTGCTGTAGATGGGGACGAGGGGGATTTCGTCGAGGGAATACGTTCCGGTGTTGATGATTCCTTCGGTATTCCAGGTTTCGAAGCGGTTGGGGCGGATGACGCGGATTTGTTCTTCGCGGATTTCGCCGAATTCGCCGTCGGGGACGCAAACCCACTCGTGGAGGCGGACTTGAGTGAGTTTGGAGGAGGGGTTTGTGCTTTCTTGGCGCCAGCCCCAGATTTGGGGGGCGTCGATGTTGATGAAATAGGGGCGGCGGCCACGTTCGATCTCGTCGCGGAGCGTCAAAATGCCCGGATCGTTCGGATAATCGATCAAGACAGCGCTGTGGCCGTAGGTAAGACTACTTACAAGGGCGCGGCGGGCGTATTCGTTGATCGACGAGCCAAGGCCATCGACGTTTTTGCTGAAGTTCAGCCAGTAGTCGTCGCCGTCGACGGTGATTGGGCGGCGCAGCACCATTCCAGCTGCGTTTTCAATTAGGCGGAGCGTGAATGGGGATAAAACGCTGCGGTAGATGCGGGCTGCGTAAGCGTCGTCATCTTCCCGGGGTTCTTGGGGTAGGTAACGGCCATGCAACTCCCTCATGAAGTCGGAGCCATTCGTCACAGCTGCCATGCTGTTCCAGTCCGGGGTCATGGCGTGGACTACGCCATCTCGGACGAAGGGTGTGTCGCTGGGACCGCTTGTGTAGTACGCGGCGTTGCCTACCCATCCGTCTGCTCTAACTGCGTTGTAGGAGGGCAAAACCACTTGTTACCACACCCGGAAATCTGTTGTACCCAGTTTACCGTGTTTATTGAGGTTGAACTTCTGCAAGCACAGGTATCCCAAGGCGTCAAACATGTGATCCACTCCTAGTTTTTTGTTTGGTAGGCCGTTGTCGTCATAAACGAGGGTGCGCAAGGATTTGATTGTTTCCCGGCACGATGGGTGTATCTTCAAACGTCTTGTGCCCTCTCCATCCAAGACGGCTGTGTTGACGCAGTTGACCTTGTCCCGGATTTTCCATGGGCTGCGGGGTGTTGAAACTTTCAGACCTGACTTTCGAAGAATGGCGTGATCTGTCAGACCGACACCGGCAGTTTTTCTTGCGGCTCCCGTTGGGTCGGGGCAAACGTCAATTCGTCGCTCCAGTCCGAAATGGTGGACTAATTCATCGGCCATATCCCATGTTGTGGCGTTGACCATCAATATCTCTTTGAAAATGTGCAGTTCGTCGCCGACGCGGACGCCGCATACTGCGCTCATGTTGTCGACGTTGAAATCGAGGCCGACCCAGAGTGGAAGCTTCGCTATGTCCTCTGCCTCCTTAGAGATGTTTT